ATCGAAAACTAATAAACAAAACAAACAAATTACTTTTTACAAGCTACGGCGGAGCTAGCCGAAATTACGCTTGATGTCTACGAACCAAGTCTGTCTTCACAGCGCGGTTGTTCACCAAATTGTTGTTCTGAAGGGCAGGGTCTTTCGACCTCATAATTAAGAAAGGATTTTGTGGTTGTTAGTTAAATAACTCAGATGCTGAGAACTTGTCATACTCATCTTCTGGATACTTGATTTGCATTTTGATTTGCTTAGATTTGACTTTTTGTGCTTTTGTGAATGGTACTTGTTCTATATTTACTATTTGTGGCACTTCCTCTTTTAGTTTTGGTTTAGCTTTATCTTTCTTCACAGTGGTTATTTGTTTAGTTTTTGGTTTTACAGATTTATTTCTTTTCATTTTTACTTTGAGTGCATTTTCTTCATTTAAATCTACTAATTCTACTAATCGTTTCGGAATTCTGAAAGAATATGATTTATATCTGCTAGGATTTACTGCTAATTCATAATCTAATAGGAAACCGAGCATAAATTGTGGCATGGCTTTTTCTACGCTTCCTGCTTCTTGGGCTAACTGGGCAATGTTTTCAATGTAATAACTTTTAACTTTTTCATACAAGGTGATTTCAGTACTTGTCTCAAATAATTCAGCATGCCAATATGAATCATCATCATAATCAGTTCTAAAATAAAATTCACAGGTGAAATCGGCATTCTTTTGTCCATCAGGTTCATACACGTTTTCATAATATAATTTAAATTTTTCCTCTTGAGCTTTTGTGGCTGCTATTGTCGAGTTTGAAAAATACCATACTATATCATCATCAGCCATCTCATAGTATGAACCGTTATAGTAAGCTTGTAACTGGTCATCGGTGTCCTTTTCTAATTGTATAATTGACCCCATTTGTAATTCATCATCATCAGGTGTTAAGAAGACTATTGTTTTATTTTCATAGGAAGCGTTATCTCTTACTTCTGCGTATGTTGTGATACCTGAATTATTAAATATATTAGTATTTCCAATCGGATTTTTCAATAAGAATGACCATGTTACATAGAAATACCCCGGTATTATATGATCATCACCTTGTTTACACCCTACTGCCATGGCTATGTAAAGGAAGGGGTTAGACTCTTGATCGAATTGTCCTGCTGTTTTATATAAATTATATTGTAAGTTGGATTTGAGTCTAACTATGGATGTGAACCCTTTGTAACATTGTGACATTTGCCCACCATTTGATGTTCTTAGTGATTGTTGCATATTGTCGTTAGATGGTGCTTGATTCCATAATGTACCAGCAATTACGTTTCCTTGTTGTGTTACAGCACATTGAGGTATATAAGTGAATTTCATATTTAGGGGTCTGTAATTTTGGTATCCTTGGGCAAGTGCTGCTATTCTTGTTCCTAACCAATAACATGGGTTTGCTGGTATAACAGTTATAATTCCAGTGCCTTCCTGGTCAGTAATATCGCTAGGTATTTTGTAAACTAAGTCCCTTCCAGTTACTTTTACAGTGTTTCCGTCTTGGTATAATATTCTGAAGTCTCTATTCATTGCTTTGGTATTAGCTGCAGGTATTCTATTATTATTTCTTCTTCTATTGTTTCTTCGCATATTTCTTTTCATATTCCTTATTTTATTGTTAACTTTGCGCATAATTTTGTTTGTTTTATTTTTAATTTTATTATTAATTTTGTTGTTGTTGTTACTCATAGCTTAAATTTTTAGCCCCATTTCAGCTTTGAAATAATGCATGTCCATAATACATTGTATTTGTTCATTTATGTAGTCATACTCCTGTTTTGTTAAATTATAACTGACTTTTTCCTGTAATCTTTTAATTGTATCCCAGTAGTTTTCTTGTATTTTGAAGAATTCCCTGTTTAATCCAATGTCATAAAGTATTTTATCTAACTCATTTTCTGCTATATCCGCTTCTGCAGCTCTTTGATTTCTTGCAAATTGTATTACCTTCTTAACATAATTTATTGCATCATTACATATTCGATTAGCCTTAATTGGATCACCCTTTGCCATATATTCTGCATAATTATATGCTGCTACTTCAAATGCTGATGCCATATTCTCAAATACATTTATTCCTTTGTATGTAGCTCTTAAAGACACTGCTTGCTGCACTAAATATTCTACCCTTTGTTTTCCTTGTAATGTTTTGATTTTTCTACAGTACCTACTAATGTTGTTAAATTTTCTGAAATCTCTTACTAATATAATTTTACTTTCTGAGAGGTCAGTATATAATGCAATTAATGAGCAAAATGATAATGTAGATGCGTCTCCTATTGTTAGAAATTTGAGTATTTGACCTAATCCATAGACTTGTGGTTTTCCTGTTACTTTTTCTGACCTAATGAAATACTTGTCATAAGCGGCATTTATTAGTGAATTTGGAACGTATGGTTTGTAAAATACTGTAAAGTCGTCACCTTTTGAGAATACTTTGAAATCCTTTCCATATACTAATCCAGCTTTTTCATTTGTATAAATATTATATAAGGCCATACGTATTGTATTGCATAGGGTAGTATCACAATCTCCTGAGAACACAGATCCTAGTATTGAGTATTCGAATAGATTTTTCTTTTTCTTATTTTCTAAATATTGCACTATCATTGTCTTGTATAATGATTGACTTAGGTACATAAACTCTGATTTGTCCACATGATATACCTTATCTGCTACTTGCCTGTATAACCATCTATCTACTTCTTTTAATGAGACGTCTTGTGTATTATCAAATCCTGATCCGTCTCCTTCAACTATTTTTGTAAATCCTTCTGATAATATTTGATTAACCTCATTTGACATTTGTTGTAGATTCTTATTGCCGCAATATCCTGGTAAATGTTTTGAACATATCTCCTCTAAACGCCATGTGATAGGTCCCATTGCTACTTTTGTTCTTATTGGGATTGAACAGACCATTCTAGGTTTTCCATTAGTAGGTTGAAGTTCCAATTTACATATTCCTTTGTATTTTGTGGTCATTATATCCTCATATTCTTGTTCAGTAAAATCTGCTTTGTTTTTGAGTGCATGTAAATACTTGTCAATATCCTTTTGCTTTTTCAGATTGTTGTGTGCATACCATTGATGAAACGAGTATTTGAATTTCTTTAATTCTTCACCTATATTTTTAGTTATATATTGCTTTGCGAATTCTACGAAGTCATCTGCTACATTAGGATCTGGTGTGGGTGCTCTTTTCATTTGTCTTTTTGCTGCTGCGAAAATGGAGTGTATGCATGAATTGTACATCATTGCCTGTTGTTTTTGATCTAAATCCTGTAATCCTAATATCTTCTCATATGCGATTCGATGTGGACAATTGAATGGTAGTTGAGCTACTTTGCAAAAATCTAGCCAATTAATATTTTCAGTTTCTATTTGTAACTTGTGGTGCACGTATATTTGTT